ACTTCTTTGCGATCTGCGGCGTCGTCTCGCCCGACAAGAGCCCCGTCCGTACCGTTTGACTAAATCTCTCGGCCTGGTCTACCGCCAGGCCCCGGAAGGCCTTCTCGACGGTCTTTCCGTTGGGCAGCGTGATCGTCGTGCCTTGTGATGCAGTCAGGCTGAATGTTTGCGGCGCGCCCTGGACTGCAGCTACCAAGTCATCGCTCAGTGTCACCACATTGATTTGCGTTGGATCCGTAGTGACCACAGACTCTGCAAATTGCGGGCTGATCTCTACCGTGTTGACCAGTCTGCGCGCGTCTTTAGGCAGAGCTTTGCGCAGCTGCTCAGCCACAAATTCCGATTGCAACTCGGCCAGCCCCTGCAGCTCACTGGTGGCCAGTTCTGTGCTGTCGCCTGCCCATGTGCCGAGGCTTTCTTTGAGCTGTTGCAGAATGCCGCGCAGCCTTGCGGCCTTATTTGGTGCCGACAGCTCATCAATGCTGCGTAGCTGATCAACAGCATTGATGATCATGTCGTTGTAGGCGTTGATAATACGCCTGGCCACGCTGTTGCTGTAGCGATTCAGATCGATCGCGTTTCGATACAGCGCTGCCGGTACGACCATCAATCAAGCCCAAACTCAGCAGGATCTAAATCACACATCACAGTCACATCGGCACCACACTGGATAGCCTGAGTGATCGCGGCCATAAAGGCTTCGTAGCTGTTGTTTGTGCGCTCCACGATCTGAAATTCATCTACTTCTTGAGGTCTACCCTCTTTAAACCAGCTGAGCCGCACCACAGCGAAGATGTGGTCAGGCAATGGTTTGCGGCTATAGCCCAGCGTTTGGCGCCGAGGTGGCCGCGGCTCCAAGGGATCTGTGACGTCCACAATGTGGTCTGTCATCATTCTTCGATCGGCGGCATCTCTTCTTCGATGCTGGGCGGTTCCACCGCAGGGCCCTCCATCTCGATCAGGCCACCGGATTGAGTGGCCATGATCTCTTCGTCGGTGTCAAAATCATCACCCAAGACTTCGCCTTGCGCGAGTTGATCGAGCAGCGTCTTCTGAGTGATCGTGCCTGCGGTATAAAGCTGCAAAAGTGCCAGCTGTTCTGCCGGATCAAGTTTGGTGCCCACAAAATCGCGATTGACCAGACAGCTGCCAGCCTGCGTGATGTTCAGGTAGTCGGCATGAAATTGCAGGCAGTTGTCGATCATGTCTTGCACCTGCTGTGCGATCACCATCATGGTGCTGTCGCCCTGACTCCGGTCGATCCGCTTGGCTTCTGCAGTTTCTGCGGCGAGCTTTTGGCCTAGCACTGCAGACAGGCCCAGCTCGTTGATCTGCTTCTCGAGCTGCTCCATGCGGCGGAACTGTGAATCAAAACTTGATCCACCGGGCTCGATATATTCAGCTCGTCCCTCGGCTGGGAATGCGATCGCCTCGCCAGGCCCTGCTGATACCTCCTCGGCTGCGGATGGGAATCCGAAGAACGCCAACATCGGCACCGCCGAAATATGTAGCTGGTTGTCTAGGTCACTCTGCACCTGATACATCTTCAGGTTGAGTTCTGCGATGTCCTCGAGCGGCGGCCTCGAGTCCATGAACCCAACGCGGTTGGCATAGGCCACTGTGAATGGGATCTCGGGCAGGCTGGTTCCACCCTGCTCGGTGCGAGACCATTCCGATTTCTCGTTGCGCTGCCAAATTTCGTACTCGCCAGGCTTGAGCACGCGCACCTGGTCCACCTGTTTCTCGCCCCAGTCGCCATCGGGCAGAATCACAGATTCGCGCAGGCGCAGTTGGGTGAGGCGCTGCGAGCCATTGGCCTGCTCAGTGCGCCACCCGAGGATGTCCCGCGGCGTATAGGTAACCCAATATGGGCGACCCTCACCACCCTGTGGCGCGTCCACCAATACACCCACATGTCCGTACCTGACCAACTTGCGGGCCGTTTCGTAGGTCCACACATTTAGGTCGTGGCCCTGCAAGTCAACATCAAACAGGTGCTCTCGCACGACATCATCGACATTTTCGAGCCGCACAGGCTTGCGGGTGAGCATGCCTGCAAGCATCCGCTCAAGTCGCTGATAATACGGCGGGCACACACTGCGCGCCAGACGATTATCGTAGCTTTCGTCGAGCTCCCTGGGCTCTTGGGGAAGGTATCTACGATGCTTCCTCCGCATGCCGTAGGTGCCTTGCATCAGGTCCTCGATCAGCACCCAATGAGGCTCTTGGGCAGCCCAAGTTGAGTTTGTGTCCCCGACATTCGCGACCCTGCTGAACACGGCACGGTCGTAGAACCTGTATCCGGTGTAAGTCATCCGTCGCGGCTGGGCTTTCTGCGATTCTACGTGAAATCAGTAGAGCCTGATTCCGGTGCCGCGTCCGGCATTTGCGTGGAGTGGGTTGAACTCACGCCAGACCAGATAACCCAGCGCGTCATTCATATGGTCAAATCCGGCGTCCTTATCGGGCTCGCCCTTGTCTGTGTAGCTCTGCAGCTCCAAAGATTCGATCAGCCGAACACACTTATCGAGAATCTGGATCCTTGTTTCTCCACGCCCATTCTCCAAAAGAGCCTGAACAGCAGCCACCCGATCGCGTATGGGGGGATTGCTCCGTGGGGATTGATTTTTAAACCCGTAAGATTCCAGGATCGCGATGTCCGTCTGCGTGGCATTGGTGCTGCGATTTCCACCCGAAGCATCTGGGTACATGTAGACCGGATGCGCAGGATATCTGGCCCTGATCTCCTTAGCAATTGCATCAGTGTCATGCGCCCCGCTGACTTCATCGACGACAAGCAGCTCATTACCACGGCGCACGGCAATCACGGCTGACATATTGCCCACGTTGAAGTCGATGCCCACGCGCAGTGGCTCCACAGCTGCGCTGTCGTACGGCGTCTGGGTGACATGCTTGGCCCGGTTGAACCGGTCGTAGACCTGCCCCGTGTTGAGATTGACGAATTGGCCATCGAGGTACGCCCGAATCAACTGTTCGGGATAATTGGCCATCAAAGAGTCGATGAATCCCTCCGGCAGGTGTGGGTTGTCCTGGGTGCGCGCACGGATCAGGTGCCTATCAGGTGCGGTGTTCTTCTCGAATGTCTCCCAGGCCCATCCGAAGCCTTCCGGCGTGGTTGCCACATAGAACTGCTGCACATTGCCCGAGCGCAGACGGGCAAGTGCCATTCGAGCCGCCTGCTCGGCAACGCGGCGGTTGGCCGTGTCTACCTCGTCAAAGCCGATCGCACACAGGTTCTGGCCCCTGATGCGGTTCCAGGTCTCCATGGTCCGCAGCAAGATCGTATGGTCACCTTCCCTGAAATGCAACACGTATTCGGGCAGCGGGCTGACCCTGAAATCGAATGGCAAGCCAAGCCACTCGAGCATATCGTCCAAAGAGCGCATCAGAATGTCGCGCAACATCGGCGCAACAGGCTCAAATAGGGCTGACACGTAGCCGATGTTGGCCGCGGCGATATTGATTGCTTTTGCGCACAGGCCATAGGTTTTGCCTGCGCCAAATCCACTGACCAGCCCGAGGATCCGGTGATCGACGTTGCTGCAAAACTGCGCCTGGTGCGGCAGCAGTGTGCTGTTGAGCTTATCGAGGATCTCAGCTGAGCTTGGCCCACTGTGACTGGGCCCGGTAAGGATGTTGCCACCGGCGACACAATCCAGGATGCCGGGCATTGTGTTCTGCGCTGTAATGGCTGTGATCTTAATTTAGGATCATGCACGATATGTCTGATGTGAAAGAATTCATCGACATGGCAGCGCGGTATCCGCTGTTGACCCAGCAGCAGGAGATTGAGCTTGGGCGGCGAATCCAGCTATGGCTCAAGCACCCAGATCCTCCACGGGGCCTGGTCAGGTCAGGTCGGCGCGCCCGTGATCAATTCGTCTGCTGCAACCTACGCCTTGTAGTGGCAGTTGCTAAGAAGTACCTCAGGCGCATTTCGGGCACGAGCATCACCTTTGCCGACCTGCTCCAGGAGGGCACGATCGGCCTGCAGCGTGCGGCTGAAAAATACGACCCAGAATGCGGCTACAAGATGTCCACCTACGCATACTGGTGGATCCGCCAGTCGATCACAAGATCGATCGACATGAAAACCGGCATGATCCGGATCTCCAGTGGCGCCAAGCGCAAATTGCAGAAATTTCGCGAAGCAGCAGCGGAAGGTGGCACGATGACCGAGATACTGGACCGGGCTGGGCTGACTCAGCGTGATTTGAAGATCGTCGAGCAGGCCAGCATCTGCTACAAGGTGACCTGCTTAGACGGGCTGG